TGCGCCATCTGGTGCGAGGTTGTGGATGTCATACCTCGATAGAGATGAAGATGTCCTGCGTTATCAGGGTCTAGCTTTTAGCTGGATAGGCTTTGACGAACTGACCCAGTGGCAATCGCCATATGCTTGGAACTACATGCGAAGTCGTCTACGGTCCACTGCCCCTGATTTGCCCGTGTTTATGAGGGCTACAACAAACCCCGGTGGAAGAGGGCATCACTGGGTAAAGAAAATGTTTATTGACCCTGCCCCATATAATAAGGCGTATGATGCGACAGATAGTGAAACGGGTGAAGTTCTTCGATATCCAGCAGGTCACAGCAAAGCTGGGAAACCATTATTTAAACGTAGGTTCATTCCTGCTAGACTATCTGACAACCCATATCTCTCTGAAGCAGGTGACTACGAAGCTATGCTCTTGTCGCTCCCAGAGCAGCAAAGAAGACAGTTGCTCGAAGGCGATTGGGATATTAAAGAAGGTGCTGCGTTCACAGAGTTTAACCGTGATATTCATGTTGTTGAACCTTTTAATATTCCTAACAATTGGGTTAAGTTTAGAGCATGTGATTACGGGTATGGTTCTTACAGCGGTGTTGTTTGGTTCGCTGTCGCACCGTCTGAGCAACTCATTGTGTACAGGGAATTGTATGTGTCAAAAGTCCTAGCTACGGACTTAGCTGACATGGTATTAGAATTGGAAGCTGAAGATGGAAATATTAAATATGGTGTCTTGGATAGTAGTCTTTGGCATAAGCGTGGTGATACTGGACCGTCTCTTGCGGAACAGATGATAAGCAGAGGTTGTAGGTGGAGACCTTCAGACCGAAGCCGTGGTAGCCGTGTAGCAGGTAAGAACGAAATACACAGACGTTTACAGGTAGATGAATTTACGGAAGAGCCTAGACTTGTTTTCTTTGATAGTTGCACAAACATTGTCGCCCAATTACCGTCCATCCCGTTGGATAAAAAGAATCCAGAAGATGTGGACACGAAAGCAGAAGACCACTTGTACGATGCGTTAAGGTATGGTATAATGTCACGACCAAGGTTTAGTATATTTGATTATGACCCGATGGGTAGACCCGGTGGCGGTATGCAAGTTGCAGATGCTACCTTTGGATACTAAGGAAAAAAAGTATGGATGAAGATGATATCATGATTGAAGATGACGCTATTGCGTTAGAGGATACAGATGATTCTGTGACTTTTGATGCTGACGTGTCTAATATCATACCATTTGTCATTGAGCGTTACAAACGTGCAGAGGACTATCGCTATCAAGACGAAGAGCGTTGGCTGAGAGCATATCGAAACTACAGAGGATTGTATGGCCCAGATGTACAATTTACTGAAGCAGAAAAGTCAAGAGTATTTATTAAAGTCACCAAGACTAAGACGCTTGCTGCATATGGTCAAATTGTTGATGTGCTGTTTGCTAATAATAAGTTTCCTCTTTCTATTGAGCCTACAACACTCCCTGAAGGCGTTGTAGCTGACGTACACTTTGACCCTAAAGAACCAGAGCAGCTTCAGGCAGAAACTTCTCTATCTAGTCCTTATGGTTTTAGAGGCGATGGAAACGACCTGCCACCGGGTGCTACAGCTAAGACACTACAAGAAAAACTTGGACCACTAGAAAATAAACTTGAAGGTGTACAGGACAAGTTAAAAGAAGGTCCGGGCAAAACTCCTACTGCCATTGAATTTAGCCCAGCTATGATTGCTGCTAAAAAGATGCAGAAGAAAATACACGACCAGTTAGAAGAGTCAGGTGCTAATAAAAACTTGCGTAGCAGTGCATTTGAAATGGCACTGTTTGGCACAGGTATTATGAAAGGTCCGTTTGCAAAAGACAAGGAATATCCTAACTGGGATGACGAGGGTAATTATGACCCATTGTTTAAAACTGTACCGCAAGTAGAACATGTTTCTGTTTGGAACTTTTACCCAGACCCAGACTCAAACAATATGGATGAGGCACAGTTTGTAATCGAGCGTCATAAGATGTCTCGCTCACAAATGCGTATGCTAAAGAAGCGTCCATACTTCCGTGGTCAGGTTATTGATGAGTGTATCCAGATGGGTGAGAACTACATCAAGAAGTATTGGGAAGACGATTTATCTGATTATGCACCAGAGCATGGCATTGACCGCTTTGAAGTTCTTGAGTATTGGGGTATGGTTGACACCGAAATGCTAGAAGAGCAGGGTGTAGAAATACCAGACGAACTAAAAGACTTTGATGAGTTACAGGCAAACGTGTGGATTTGTAACAATAAACTTATACGCATGGTGCTTAATCCGTTTAAACCAGCTAAGATACCTTACTGTGCTTCACCATTTGAAATGAACCCATACTCTTTCTTTGGTGTAGGCATTGCTGAAAACATGGACGATACGCAAACACTAATGAATGGCTTTATGCGTATGGCTGTGGACAATGCTGTGCTATCAGGAAACTTGCTTATCGAGGTAGATGAAACAAACTTAGTGCCGGGTCAAGACATGTCTATCTATCCGGGCAAAGTATTTCGCAGACAATCTGGCGCACCGGGTCAGGCAATCTTTGGTACTAAGTTTCCTAACGTAGCTTCTGAAAATCTTATGCTATTTGACAAAGCACGTCAGCTTGCAGATGAATCTACTGGTCTTCCTAGCTTTGCACACGGACAAACAGGTGTATCAGGTGTAGGTAGAACGGCATCAGGTATTTCAATGCTGATGAACGCAGCAAGTGGAAACATTAAGACTGTTATTAAAAACGTAGACGATTACTTACTGCGACCTCTTGGTGAAGGTTTCTTCCGTTTTAATATGCAGTTTGACTTTGATGCAGATATCAAAGGTGACTTGGAAGTTAAAGCACGTGGAACAGAAAGTCTAATGGCCAATGAAGTACGTAGCCAAAGACTAATGCAGTTCTTGCAGATTGCAAGTAATCCTGCCCTTGCTCCATTTGCTAAGTTCCAATACGTAATCAGTGAGATTGCAAAGTCTATGGACCTTGACCCCGATAAAGTAACCAACAACATGAGCGAAGCAGCACTTCAAGCAGAACTGATGAAACAGTTTCAAGCACCTGCTCAACCTGAAGGTGGTATGCCTCCACCAGCAGGGGCAGATGCAGGAGACCCAACAGGTGCTGGTGGTGGAACAATAGGAACAGGACAAGTGCCAGTTCCGGGTGAACAAGGATTTAGTAGTAATGGTGGACAAGCAGCAGGTACTCAGCAAACTCAAGCCGATGGTGGGCAACAACCGCCAATGGGAAGCATTCAGTAGCTATATAGACATGGCTATTGAACAACATCAAAAGGTGTTGGAACAATCTGATGACACTGTAATGATGCATCGTCAGCAAGGTGCTATAACCGCTTTGCGTAAACTTAAATACTTACGGGATGAAGTAAATGGATAAACAGATGGACATGTTTGATGACGGTGGCCTTATGCAAGAGGGCGGCTCTGTTGACCCTGTATCTGGTAATGATGTTCCCGTAGGTTCTACGCAGGAAGAAGTACGTGATGATATTCCAGCCCAGTTAAGTGAGGGTGAGTTTGTATTTCCCGCAGATGTAGTTCGTTATATTGGTTTAGAAAATCTTATGCGTATGCGCCAAGAAGCTAAAATGGGTTTGGCTCAGATGGAAGCTATGGGTCAAATGGGTAATAGTGAAGAAGCCACGATGCCCGATGACTTGCCGTTTGATATGTATGACCTAGAAGTAGAAGACGATGGCGTACAGGATTTTGCACAGGGCGGTGTGGTTCAAGCACAAGCAGGTACATTTGTACCACCACAGCAAAACTATGGCATTAGTGGATTTCAGCAATCCCAGTTTTCTGGATTCCAACCACAGTCTATAACACCGCCATCAATGCAACCTCTTCAACCTACCTCTATGCAGCCGTTGCAGCCTACGGGTATGCAACCTTTACAAACTACAGGAACACCTGTTTCAACAACTCAAGTATCTGGATTACCCGGTCAGGCAGGTGCAGGATTTGATGTAGGTCCACCCGATGAATATAAAACATACAGAAATGAATCGGGTCAGGAAATACAAGTACCCTTTAAAGACGGTAAGGTTCATCCAACATTTACTGTACCATCAGGATATACATTAGCTACAGGTCCACAGGAAACAAAAGTAGAAGATACTACACCAGAAACAACTCAAGTAACACAACAGCCTCAAGATGATGGTGATGATGCGCCTCAAGTTGATACTATTATTTCAGGAGACAAAGGGCAGTTCTCTACAACTGACATGAGAGGTGTCGGTTATGATAGAGGTGCTATGCAAAAAGCTGCTAAAGAAGGTAGTGCAGAAGATGCAGAGTTATTAGATGCCTTAAACGAAATAGCTAAAGCACAAGCAAAAGATGTAGCCCCGGCTATCGGTATGGCGCTTGGAGTACCGCCCACTGGTTCAGTAGTAAAAGAAGTAGGAACAAGAATTGCTCAACAAACAGGTTTAGGTAAATTTAAAGAAACTAAAGGTGTTAACTCACGTAGGGAGTTTCTTACCTCTCAAAAAGTAACTATGGATGCATTTCTTTCTGGCTTAGATAATACTTATGGTGGAACACGAGATGCGTTTAAAACGGGAGAAGGTACTGCCGGACAGCGTTTGCATGAACTTGCCCCTGAAGTAAAACGTAGTTTAGCAGGTGAATTAAAGGCCACACAAACTGCTTTGAATGCTGCGCTAGAAGGTAAGACTATGGAAGACCTTCGCGCAGAAATAAATAACACAGAAGAAGGATTAGGCAAAGACCTTGCAGATTTAGGTATTGAAAAAACATATACTGATATGCAACGTGGTCGTGAAATTGAACGTGAAAAAACTTATGGTCAATTATTTGCAGAAGCACGTGCTACTAAAGCATCTAGGGATAAGTTGGCAGCACAATATAATGTAGACCCTAGTGGTAAAAGTCTTTCTGAAATACGCGCAGAAACAAAAGCAATACAAGACAGAAGAGATGCAGCAGCCGCTGAAGCTAGACAAAAAGCGCAAAGGGTTTATGACGATGATAGCCCTGATTTTAGTTCTAATCTTGCTCGTGACATACAAGAAACTTACGAAGAGGAAGCGTATGGAGGTGGATTTAGCGGATTTGCAAAAGGCGGTCTTGCTAAACAGATGGAGAAAAGTGGTCTAACTCCTAAAAAATAAGACCACATATCAATGGCTACCTAACCCCCCAACACTGGCTACGGTTAGCCCCATAAGGAGAAGACAATGGCTGAACAAGCTATTATGGCAGAAGAAATGCAATCACCAAAAAAAGTTGCATTTGCAAATAAACCTTACACGCAAGAAGAACGAATCAAGCGTGAAGAGGAAGAACTGGAACAACTCATCAAAGAACAAAAGGGTGAGGTAGAAGAGCCAGCGCAAGAAGAAGAAGCTGAACCAGCAAATGCAGAAGAACGTACTTTCAAAAAGCGTTACTCTGATTTGCGTAGGCATCAGCAAAAACAAGCAGAAGAACTTAAAAAAGAAATAGATGAACTAAAAAGACAGTTAAGTACTGCTGCCCAAAAAGAAATGAAACTTCCTAAGTCAGATGAAGACATAGAGGAATGGGCAAAAGAGTATCCTGATGTAGCGCAAATCGTAGAAACAATTGCTATGAAGAAAGCGGCAGAGCAAGCAAGTGTGCTTGAAGACCGCATGAAAGCAATTGACGAGATGCAACAATCTGCATCAAAGGAAAAAGCAGAAGCAGAGTTGATTAGATTGCATCCAGACTTTTCTGAAATTCGTGATAGCGATGACTTTCATGATTGGGCAGATGAGCAACCTAAGTGGGTTCAAGATGCTTTATACGAAAATGATAACGATGCACGGTCAGCCGCCAGAGCAATTGACTTATATAAAGTAGATAGAGGAATTACAAGTGAGAAGAAGTCTAAAAAAACTAAAGGTGCTGCTGAAGCGGTGTCCACTAAAGGCAGTAGAAGCACACCTCAAACAGACGAAACTTCCGCTTATCTAAAAGAATCTGCAGTTCAGGCAATGTCGCCACAAGAATATGAAAAGAACGCAGATAATATTATGGAAGCTATCCGTACAGGAAAGTTTATCTATGATATTTCTGGCTCTGCCAGATAAAAAAGTGTTGACAAATAGTTATTTTTCAGTATAACTATATGTAACCAAGTGTGGATGTATAGCGCAATATGTC